CATTTCTGTTCTTAATGTTTGCCTGCATGAAAATACCTTTGATTTTATGAGACTTCTTACCATTATCTTCTTCGATAATGTATTGTGCCTCATTTATTTCTTCTCTAATTAGTTTCATGTGCGTATTTTCCCCTTTTGTTCTATTTATGTTATCTGACCTCTAAAATGACGGAATAACTATCACCATTCACAAAATTGTGAGTAGAGAACAGTATATCACCAGTTGGTGATGTTGCATTGTTAGCGATCTGTATTGCTGGTGTTTGTAAATCTATCGTGCCAGAACCACCAAGAAAGAGTGCGGTTGCGTTAGTTGTGCCTTCAAACAATATTTCTACCGCACCTTTTGGGTCAGTAGTGTTGATTGAATACACAACCCTTGCAATCTTTGTAGAGGTAGACAAGTGGTTCAAAGACGCACTTGTCATTTTCTCTACTAAACTCTCACCTGTACCGTCAGATTTATTGGTAAACTTCATTACCGTTTTACTACCAGCAACATCTGCTATAGTTTGACTTGTTACAGTATCAGCCATTATCTAGTTTGTCCTGATTGATTGTAACCTTTTGATTTAGTTACTTCAATAATGAAAGTACCAGTTACGGCACTACCGTTTGTTATAAGAATATCACCAGTAACACCTGTACTTTCTGGGTTTGTGATTAGTGGTTGTTTACCATGAAAACCAAACTCACCAGAACCATGTACTGTGATTGCGTGATCGTCTGTACCTGCGTCAAACAAAAACTTTACATTACTTGTTGCCGCTGTTGTATTCCATTTAATACTTCTTATGTGTAGTGTTGGGTTAGACGAATGACCTCTTAAGGAACTTGCGTCAACACACACTACCGCTGAGTTTGTGTCATTGTTGATTTCGAACATTCTTACTGTTCGTGTTTCACTATCAACAAGATTTCTTGCGTTTACTATTGCCATTTTTACTCTCCTTTATATGGTTAGACCTGTTTCTTTTTCGAAATAAGTCTCAATATCTTTTGGTTGTACTCTATATTTTTTACTCACATCTCTAACAACCTTTGGAAATGTGGTCAAAACTTTTTGCGGTTGTTTACTCATCATACCAAACAAATCATCTACCGCCTTCTTTACTTTAGGGGCAAGTCGTCTGTATGCTGGTGAACGCTTATGTTCGCCCTTTTCTTTAATCGTCAATTTCAGTTGGCTCAGGGTCAACATCTAACTTGTCCGCTTCTAATTCTTTGTTGAGTAAAGTACCCGCTAGGTCTTTTCTCTTTGTATCTAATTCAACACCTACTTTATCTGATAGTGAAGCCTTGAAAGCCTTTTCTGCCTCTACGGTATCACCTTTGTCTAAAGCATTAATCATATTTTTAGTATCTTCTATACTCATTAAAATCCTCCGTCATCATCTTTTTGGTTAGGGTCTTTAACTATACCCTGCTCGATTTCTTGTTTGATTATTTCTCTTTGTTTTTCTACTTCATTGTCATTCATCTTTAGAACATGTTTGTTAACATAGTCCTGTGAATAAACAGTACCTATCATACCATTGTCTTTCATGGATCTGAATATTTCCATACGATCTTTAAACATTTCACTTTCTTTTATTTCTGCAAAATATCCATCGTTAACATATTCATACTTGATAGTTTGTGATAAAGAGTTTTCCCAATCCTCGATAGTAACCACACCTTTGAGAATAAGTTGAGTTTTCAATAAATCATGGAATAGTGTGTTAAATCTATTTCTTAATCTACTGATAAACTTTGTAAATTTAATTTCGTCTCTATTTACCTCAGTTGATCTACCAAGTTGTAAACCACCTGCAGCCTCACTATCTAATCTGCTGTAAGGTACATTAAGACTTTGATATAGTTTCTTTTGAAAATATTTGATATCATCTATTTCGCCAAGATTTGAACCCCCAGGTAAAGTTGTAATCTCTGTCCCTCTACCACCTTCTCGTCTTGGTAACCAAAAATCTTCTAACATACTCATATACTGTCTATCGTCTCTAATCTCTCCTGTAGAGGCGTCATATACAAGTTTATTTCTATATCTGTTCATTACATCTTTAAGGTATTGTTCTGCCTTTACTTTTGGTAGATTACCTACATCAATGTAAAAAATTCTTCTTTCTGGTGCCCTAGATATTCTGTATATGACCACAGAATCCTCAATCATTCTTAACTGATTGACTGGTTTGATTGCCTTATGTAAATAAGACAAGACCATATTTCTTTGTTGATCTACTAGACCACTTACACAATGAGCAATACTATCTTTTGCAATCTTTAATCCAGTTGTTGCACTTGCACCTGGTTGTACACCTTTTTCATTGTAAATATAAAATTCATCAAATTCAACACTAGGTGGTTTGTTTGGATCTTTTGGTGCAAACTCTTCACCTGGTTTTGATTTAGGTGCTCTTACTTTCTTAATCTTTCTTGGGTCGATGTATCTTAATTCTGTTATACCATTTTTTGGATTTTTAGGGTCGATTAATTTATGATATACGATACGACCATCAACATACCATCGTCTAAAAATATCATGCCCTTTTTGTTCAAACTCCAATAATCTAATTACATTTTCAAACTCTTCGCCAATTCTTTTCTTTACTGCCGCTGAGAATGGTATATTATTTACATTTAATCTTACTACTTCTTGTTTATCATCAACAACAATTGCCTCATTGATGATATCTTCAACTGCCATATCACATTCTGGGTGTATGGAAACTTCTCTATATCTTCTTATTAAGTCTGCTTCGTTATTAATTTTACCTTCTTGGTCGAGGTAAGTACCAAAGTGCCCACCACCCATAATAGTTTGTACACCGTCCTCTGCGGTTGGTGCCGTAAACGATTGAGAGGTGCTTTGTTGAGCCTTTCTTTTTATTTCGAAACCAAATATTTCTGCCACTACATTTCTCCTTTTCAATATTTAGTGGGGTCCTAAGACCCCACTTTTTATAACAACAATTAAGTTGTAGTGTTTGATTCCCAGTATTGGTATCTCCAAGTACATTCAAATGTTTCTAATGCTGTTACCTGATCATAGTTTAAGTCAACCTGACCTATGATAGTTGGGAACATACCTCTAAAAGTATAACTTTTAATTGTATTACCATTTCTATCTAGGTGATCAACAAAAGCGTCAACCTGATAATCAACTGGGTTATTTAACCCTTCGTTATCTGAATGATTGTTAATACCATTCGACCATCTTTCAATCGCATTTCTGATACCAAAGTCAGTATCATTAATGATAGTTGTACTCCAAGTTTGGAATGTTCTATCACCTGCCATGTAGATAGGTCTACCACGGAAGTTTACAGCAATTTCTCCTAATTCACTTGTAGGTAGTATAGTTGATGAACATAAGAAAGCCATACTTTCTGTTTCACCACCAACTGCCGCAAATCCAGGAAAAGGCATAGTTACTTTAAATTGGTTTTGTCTTGCTCCACCGCCTTTTAGTTTTGAGACAAAATCTGATACATTAGCCATAATTTATCTCCTATGCTCCTGCCACTTCACTAAACGCAACGCCTGTTCTAGTCGCTACAAAGTTTAGTTTGATGAAATTGATTGAACGATTTGGTTTGATAAAGATATCTGCCACAAATTCGTTTCTGTCAATAATATCACCCGTGTTGTTTGTTTCATCACAGACTACTGAAAAATCTGTAATACCTCGTCTACCTTGGATATCTCTAAGGAAAGGTTCTACTAGGTTTCTAAATTGTGCTCTTGTAAATTCATCATTGAACTCAAAGAGTTGGAATTTAGCAGCCGTAGATATTGCTTTCTCTAATGTTAAGAATAATCTTCTTACATTAATTCTATCAAAGGCACTAGGTTTTGCTTGTGCTGTTTTATCACCAAACAAGACTGTGCCTTGTCCAGGGAATGTAACAACTGGATTTACTCTTGCTTTGTAGAGTATATCTCTTTGTGATTGGTTTGGATCAAATGCTAATTTTACTGCACCTCTAATCTGACCTCTGTTAAATCCAGCAGGTGAGAAGAATGGGTCAGCAACATTATCTGTTCTAGCACATAATCCCGCAATATCACCGTTTAATGGTACAAATCTGAATACATCATTGTACTTATCGTACATATATTTGTAACCACTATCAATGACAGCGTATGATGAACTTGATAAACCATCAGCAAAGTTTTTAACATTTTCAGTTGCAACGATTTCATTTGCCGCGTTTACAACATCTGCTCTCGCAGGTGAAATAAATGCCACACAATCTTTTCTTGCTTCTGCAATATCAATTACTTTTGTTGCGTGTGTGTCTCCAGTTGCGTCTGCCGCTGTAGCACCACCACCTTGAGATGGTCCGCCTATAAGTAAATTAATCTCTTGTGTTTCTGGATCACCAAACTTATCGTATGCTAATGCCATTTCACCAAGAGTTGGTTCATTATCAGTTGTACCTCCTGAAAGACTTGAACTAAAGATAGTAATACCTTGAGTACCAGTATTGTCGAAAGTTTGACCTACTTTTGAACTACCTGCGTTAGCAAGTGTACTTTCGTGGTCTAACCAATAAATGTATTTACTATTTGCATATAGGTAATCTACATAATAGATTGAACTACCTGTAGCACCTTTTGCGTCTGAGGCTTGTGAAAGTCCCTCATGTGTTTCTAATATTGTACCAGCAGTACCAGTTATACCACCATCTTCATCAACTACAACGATATGTAATTCGTCATTACTACCGCCTGCATTTGATACATCATCAGTGGTTGTTGGTGCCGCACTAAAGTTGAAATGGTATTCCCAAAATCTTCTAAAGTATGCGTTATCATCTACAGCGTGTCTTAATCCGCCTGTTTCAGTTGCACCAGTTGCCTGATTAAATCTTGCAATTGTAAGTGTGCCTGATGAATTACCAGTAACTTTGTAATAGAATCCAGAAGGTACAGCAGTAAAGTTACCACTTGTATCTCCAAATTCAATAATGTCGCCTACTTGGATCTTGTCTCCACCACCATCATCAATTGTGATAGTAGTATCGCCAATAGCCGCACTTGCGTCATTTACAAGGTTAGAACCTCCACCCGCACTTGAATATGCGTTTGAGTTGGTACACATAGATACTTTTAAATTGTTACCTTCAGTTCCTGCTTCTCTTGCTCCAAAAGAACCATTAGATGCTGAACCGTCAGAATAGTTGTTTAAGTAATGAGTAGTATTTTTGATTTGTAAGCCTGTACCATCAGAGGTAGCATTCTTATTACCTGTTACTGCTCTTACCACTTTAAGGGTGTTACCGTACTGTAAAAAGTTGGTTGCGCTAAAAAAGTATTCGAAGTTTGCGGCAGTTGGTTTCCCAAAAACTTCCACATATTCGTCTTCACTAGAGATAGTTACTACCTCATCCATCGGCCCTTTCTCACTAATAACCCCAATCGCACCAATACTGGTAGAGACTGCTGGAATTACATTAGTTAGATCCTTTTCCGTAACATTAACGCCCGGTGATACTAAAAAAGCCATCTTGTTTCTCCTTATTGTGTTTAAATTTAAACTCGTAACTATTTATAAATTACTAAATTTACCAACCTTTTATCTTGGACACAGGTGTCCATGTTGTGCCGTATGGGTCTTTGAAACTTTCTGGTTCATTAAGACCATCATCAACAAAACCAAACGGTGCCATATCTTGTTCCATAAGATGTGATTGTTCATCAACCAATCGTTGTCTTATATCTTGGTCAGTTAATTCTTTGAAATATGTTTGATTTGATAACCATGCAAACATCACCAAACACATAACCAAATCGTCTGTACTACCTTCTTCAGCCTCGTACTTTTCTTTGCCTTTTAATATATATGTTGACAATTCTGCAATAATATCAAAGTCTTGTATGATAAACTTATCTGTTTCTATCATGGTCTTTAAGTTAGAACAACCAATTTTCTTTGTTGCCTTTGTTGTTCTTAATCCTAGTTGAGATTGTTTGCCACTAAAACCTGTACCTGCAATCTGACCAGAACGACCTCGTTGATTGACCATAATCATATTGTCATATTCTAAATCAAATTGTAAAGTATCTGCAACTTGACCACCAATATCATTTACCTCTACTAACACCTCTGCCATATTATAACTCTTTGCAATCTTATGAATGATTTGTGGAAATAACATAGGTCTTATTTCATTGTTACGATACTTACCTACAATCTTGTATGGTATGCGTGTTGCGTCTGTTATGACAAAAGCAGAATAATCATTTACGGTACCTCTTGCAACATCAACTGTAATCACATAACGGTGCCCTTGTTGTGGCATTTCGTATATGTCTAGTCCTGCGTTTTGTTGTATAGGTGTAATGTGTGATAGTGTTCTTAACTTTGCACTATTGATAAGTGTATCAACACTACCTAAGAACTCACATTCAAACTCCGTTCTAAATTGTTGTTCACTTGTATTCTTTATTGTTTCTTGTTTCCATTTTTCGTCTCTACCTGGTACCTCTGACCAATGCACTTCAATTGGTTTATAACTATTTCTTTCATGTTGAGCATCATTCCATAATTTATAAAACATGTTCATACCATGTGGTGTAGATACGATCATAACTTTAGAACTTTTACCAGATGAGATTGTAGGATAAACTGAACTAAAAAATTGTTCAGCAATATTGTTTGGTACATAGGCAAACTCATCTAAAAATATTACATTGTAAGAACCACCACGCACGGCACTTGATGATGTTGCAGCCGCAAGTATCTTACTACCATTTTCTAATTCTAAACTACCTTTGTTCCAATTGATAACACCTTGTTGTAAAAACTTTGGTAAGTTTTCATATGCAAGTTGTAAACGACCTAACAAATCTCTTGCCACTGCCGCCTTGTTTGCAAGTATGGCAATATTTACATTTGCATTAAAGATAGCATAATGTAATAGATAGGCAATAATCGTAGTTGACTTACCAGTCTGTCTTGGTAACTTACAGATTGTAAAACGATTATTATGAAATGTATCGACCATTTCTTTTTGAAAGTTATACATTCTAAATGGTTGTAAACCATGATCAAGTGTTACAATCTTTAGATAGTGTGTAATAAAATAGATAGGGTTATCTTGGCACTTAATAAATTCTTCTACTTGTTTTTTAGTATACCTAGTCTTTTGGTTTGCAGCCTTAAGATTAGGGTTACCAAGATATGTTTTATTTTCCATTCTTCTTTATCAACTTTTGTAATTCTGCTGTTGACCCTACAAATAAATTATTCTCAACTTTGTTAGGTACTTTCTTTGTTTCTTCACCTAACTTTTTCATCTTCTCTTGTAACTCTAAAAGTTTTTCTGTTACTTCACCAACATTCTTAATGAGTTGCCCTGCCACTTCGTATGTTCGTGGGTGTTCAGTTTCTTTTGCAAGAGTGAGAATACCATCTATTGCGTCTTGCCCTCTTTCAACTAGATTATACAAATTTTCTCTACTGTATTTGTAGTCGCTTGTAATATCTTCTTGTTCATTCGGCCTAGGTATAACTGGCTTACTTTCAGTCTCAACGATTGTTTTATCCGTAATGTCTAAAATCTCGTTGAGTTTATCCTCAACTTTTTTCATTAGGATTCTTTATCTGTACCAGAAGCAGGATCGTATTCGTCAGCGTCTTGGAAGAAAGAGTGTGTTTCATTGAATCCAAAATTATCGTCAGCGTCTGCTGTTGTTGGATTAGGTGTAACAACAATTCTTTGTTCTCTTTTTGCCACATTGACATTTGTATCTGTATATTGATCCACTTGTACTCTCTTAATAATTTTAGAACTTGTTACAGGTCCGTATAGATACATTTTCGCTGTAAAGTTTAGAGTGTACATAATAACTCGTCTTTCAGTAAAGTTACCATCGTAAGTATCTTCATATGATACATCATTTAAAACGATTGGTACATCACGCACTATTTCCATTGTTGGTAATACATTCAAACTAATTGTATAGTCTGGTTGAAACATTGGTAATATTTGTTCAACAATTTGTAATGCGTCTTCACTATTTTTTGCCATTGCAAATAAACTAAAACCTACATTGTATGGCACAGGCATATAACTATGTTGTAATGACTTACTATCTGCCCCTTTTACTTTTCTAAACTTTTGTATTCTATTTAATTTTCTTGGTGCGTCATATGTAAGTGTAGTCATTTCAAAACCTATACGAGGTAAAGTCAACGCCGTTGTCTTACCATCATCTGAGGTTCTAGCACTATCTTGTTCTAGTCTTACTAGAAATTTTTGTTTTGGGCCATATGCTAATGGCACTTTCATTTTTTGTATTACTTTACCAGTTGAGTTTTTACGATAAACATACATATCGTTAAACAGCGTACCAAACGCAACGACCGTCTTTCTTATCAACTCATGGTATTGGGCATCCTTAAACATTATTTACTCCTTGGGTCTCCAAATGGGTTATTTTCAGAAAAGTCGAATATATCATTATTAGGATCAAAGTCATCTAATCCTGCGGCAGCGTCAAAGGCTTTGTTATCAGCGTCTGTACTTTCTGTCGCCAAGTTATCTGTTAATGCGTCTTCTAGTATTATATATTCGTTATAATCTGGATCATCTTCGTATAAGATATTATCACCATCTGTTTCGTCTATTAGGAACTCACCTGCTTCTGTCAATACTGCTTCTACATCACCTGAAATATTTTCAGTTAGTAATGAACCTGCACTTGTTGTACCACTCTCTAAAGTTATTTGATTTTCTAGGACATCCATAGTAACTTGGTCAAGTTTGTTATCTATTTCTGCTAATCCAGTTTCAACACTTTCTGAAGCGTAATCCCATGTAGAACATTTTAATTTGAATATTGGCAAGTCTGATATTTGATACATAGGATCCTCGTCCTCAACAAAATCAATTTGCCAAAACTTTTTGAATAAAGGCATGTATATAACATCACCTTCTCTTGGTCTATTAAATGTAAGTGTGTTTGATGGTTGGTCAACTAATAATTCAAATGTTCGTCTTGCAACGACATAAGTTATTTCGTCTTTCATGTCCAATCCAAACTTACCAATCAAGTCGCCTTGACCAGCAAAACCATTTACTTCTTCGACATACATTTCAATCATGTATTCGTCAGTAAACTTATCTGTGGTATTACCTAGTATACCATCTTCAAATAGATTTTCTCTAGGCATGTAATGAACATCATGCCCATAAATCTTTAATTGTTCGATTATTAAATCTTCGTATAGATTTTTTTCTGAACGAGTACCTTGTGAAAAATATGTACTTCGCATTTTAACCCATCATGTAATTGGGTGGTAACTCGTAACTTAATTGTATCTGCTCTTCTAATTTGTTTATTTCTTCTTGCGCTTGTGAATAGATTTGTTCACCATTCATTTGAACACCACCTAACATAGCGACACCTTGAAACTTACTTAAATTAGTACCCCATTGTTTTTTGATTAATTGTATTAGGTATTTCTTTAAAAAGATATCATCAAATATATCTGTAAATGTTGATGGATCTAGTTTTCTATAACATTCGATAATAATAAAATCACCAGCGTCAATATCATTTGACCAGTCCATATCAATGTATAGTCTGTTCTTATGTTGATTAAATCTGATTGGTCTTTCACCTACAAGTATATGATCTAACATATCTAAATGCCTTAATGTCATATCGTAGTGAATGATTGATGTAGATGAAAAATCGTATAAGTCGTTTAGTCTTAATTGATATCTTACATCAAATAAATTTAGATTTGCCTTGTCTGTGAAATCAAATATTCTTGTAACTGAAACAACACTAGAGGGCATTGGTATATAGTTTTTGCCTTCTACGAAACTGGCAGTAACTGTACTATCTGCCGTATCCGTTACTGTGGATAATGTCTCATTAGTTTTTGCCCTAGTTATATCGTCTGCTGTAACTTGATATTTTAAATACATTCTCTCAACACCATCATAGTGATATTGAGCAAAGTATTGTAACGCCTCGTCAATACGGTCCTCTACCTGATCATCTTCTACATTTATTTCGATTACAGGTTTACCTAATGCTCGAAGGCAATATTGTTTAAGGGTCTCTCTAGTCGTTATTGGGTTATTTTGTGCCATATTATAGTCCTTATGAGACTATTTATAAGGAAAATAACTTAATATCTTACAACTACTCTATCGCCTGAAGCAGGTGCCGCATCAAGGGTTAATGTAGTACCAGAGATTGTAAAGTCCTCAGTAGGTTCTTGTACAACCCCGTTGATTGTTACCAAGAATTGGTTTACATTATAACCTGAAGCAATTGTAACAGTTGTGGTAGATCCATCACCATCTAGTGTTGCTTTGTTGGCACCAGATGATACTTTGAAAGTTTCGTTTGGTATACTAACTGTTCTATCTGCTGTAGGGTCAATTACAGTAAGAGTTGTTTCAAAACTGTCTGCTGTACTACCTTCAAATACAATGTTACCACCTAGATTTATGCCTGCATTGAAAGTTGTTTCCCCTGCCGCACTACCATCTATTGTTACGAAAGTTGTATCCGCACTACCGTCAGTACCTTTGAAGATAATATCTGTATCATTACCTTGAGCGTCTATTGTAATATTACCAGAAGTTGTGGTTACATTTACAGCCGCGTCCCCAGCAGTAAAGTCATCATATGCTAATGATATACCACCTTGCATGTAGGTCTTAACAGTTGTAACATTAGTCATTCTCATAGTGCCGCCATCGTTAATTAAGATACCGTCACCGTCTGCTAATGCAGTTGTACCTCTACTTGTACCTCCGTCAATTAAATTAATCTCTGCAGGTGTAGCCGTAATTTGATCTGTACTTGCAGCCGCGAAAGGTTGTAATGTACCACCTATGTTTGCAAGATTGATTGTTCTATCTGCTGTTGGATCAACAACACCTAATGTTGTTTCGAATGAATCCGCAGTAGAACCTTCAAATATGAAACTACCAGTTGTAGTCGTATTACCAGTAATTGCTGGTGTAGCAATTGTAGGACTTGTTAAAGTCTTGTTTGTTAATGTAGCAGTATTATCAGTACCAACAAGAGTTGTAGTATCCGCAGGTAAAGTAATTGTTATGTTACCAGAAAAATCTGAGTGTGCCGGAGCAGTTAATGCCGCATAGTGAGCATTTGAACTTTCACAATACATTCTGATAGCAGATTGAGCACCATCGTTTTTAAGGTCAATCAAACCAGTTGTAAATGTAATTCTATCATTACCACCAAGTCTAAAGTCTATTTGGTCATCTGAACTAGCAGTAATTGATGTATCAGCGTCAGCGTCTAATATCAACTCACTACCGTTCATGTCTATATCACCTGCAACTAATATTGATGATCCTGAAAGTACATTGAAAGTATTAGCAGTAAATGTGAAATCGTCAGCGTTTGCAATCTTAATATCAATCTGGTCGTCTGTACTTGCATGTATAGAAGTATCAGCGTCTTCATCTAATATTAATTCACTACCATTTAAATCAAAAGATTTTAATTGTAATGCGACAGTACCACTATCGTTAGGTAGATTAATTGTTCTATCTGCTGTAGGGTCAACTACATTTAAAGTTGTTTCAAAAGAGTCCGCACTTGAACCCTCAAATATGATACCACCAGATAACTCAACATTTGAGAATGCCGCAGATCCACCCCCGGTTACATCTGTTAGAAATGCAACGGTACCAGAACCATTTTGGAATGTAATTGTTCTATCTGCTGTTGGGTCAACAACCGCAAGAGTTGTTTCAAAACTGTTTGCTGTAGCACCTTCAAATACAACTGAACCAGTTGTTGTAATTGTATCTGAAGCAAGAGTACCTGCAAAAGTTACATTAGCACCATCAAAGGTTGCCGCAGTAGTTGTACCAGATTTAATAATTAAGTTATTTGAATTGTTTGTTAATGAAGCGAATTGTGAACCACCATCTAATAATAGTACATCACCGCCGTCAGCGTCAACTTTAATATCGCCAGGTGCGTCTAGTGTTATGTCAGTTGCACCATTTAGTACAAAGTCTAATGCTGTTGTACCCCCAGCCTTCAATGTAATATTATCACCGTCAGCGTCTAATACAATGTCTGTAGCCGCGTCTAGTGTAATAGTAGAACCTGAATCAATTTCAGTTATGACTGGAGTTGTTAAAGTTTTATTTGTTAGAGTATCAGTTGTATCTCTACCAACTAACTGTGTAGTTGCGTTTGGTATTGTAACTGTTCTATCTGCTGTTGGATCTTCTACTGTTAAAGTTGTTTCAAAACTATCACTTGTTGAACCCTCAAAAGTAAATGAGTTTGTTACATCAATAGTTGAGGAATCAATTGTAGTAGTTGAACCAGAAACTGTTAAGTTACCTGCAATGGTAACATTTGCACCAGACATTGTGATTGCAGTAGTAGGTGTAGAACCTGATTGGATTCTTAAATTACCACCGTTGTTATTCAATGCACCAAATGTAGTGCCACCATCTTTTAATGTAATGTCTGCCCCATCAGCGTCTAAAATAATGTCAGTAGCGGCGTCTAAAGTTATAGAACCAGTACTATCTATTTCAGCGATAACAGGAGTTGTTAATGTCTTGTTTGTTAATGTATCAGTAGTATCTCTACCAACAAGAGTTGTTGTTGCGTCTTGTATAGTTACTGTACGATCTGCTGTTGGATCTGCAACCGCAATAGTAGTTTCAAAACTGTCTGCTGTGTTACCTTCAAAAATTAATGGACTCGCATTTGAGAAGATACCTTGAGTACCAGTAATTGTTGATGAAGATGTAATCGCACCAGAAGCCACTGTACCTGCAAAAGTTACATTTGATCCTGAAAAAGTTGCCGCGGTAGAAGCGGAAGATGATGATTTAATAATTAACTCACCACCAGATTGTGTAAATCTACCAAATTCTGTTCCGTCGTCTTTTAAGACGATATCTGCTCCACCAGCGTCTAAATTAATATCCGTTGTTGCGTCTAATGTGATAGTAGAACCACTATCTATTTCAGCGATAACTGGTGTTGTTAAAGTTTTATTTGTTAAAGTTTGAGTAGCACTATCAGTAACTAACGCAAAACCACCTGCTGTAGATCCGTCATGTAATCTAAGCGTATCTAGTGTGGTATCTACACTAATCTCACCTACAGCACCTGTAAAACTGTTATTTTGAGAGGTAGTACCTCTTCTAAATTGTAGTTGCGTTGGCATTTGTTGTCTCTCCTATTATCTAATCTCTATCTATTTATAACATTTTTCTATGCGACACTACCTAAATCTACCGTAACACTTGAACCTTTAGGGTTCATCATATCATAAGATGTTCCTGTGATAACACCAAAAGCGTCAGTAATACTTTCAAACGGACTTTCACCACCTGCCAAGTCAGCGTTACCACTTGCCGCAGGGTGAGTAGTTGTTGTTGAATTATCAAAGAATACATCTGTGGTTGTTGCGATTGTGCCTGTACTTGTTGGTAATGTTAAAGTAATATCCGCAGAAGGGTTACCTGGTGCAAGTGTAGTCTCAAAACTATCCGCACTTGATCCCTCAAATATTAAGTTAGTTGAAATAGTACCATTAAAGGCAACAGTATCAGTTGCCGCGTCTCCTAATGTTATAGTGCCACCATTAAATGTTGTTGTACCAGTAACTGTTAAGTTACCTGCCACTGTGGTATTTGCACCACTCATAGTCATATTGGTAGTAGATGAACTACCAGATTTTATTTGTAATTCACCACTATTGTTTGTAAATCTACCGTATTCAGTACCACCGTCTTTGAGTATTACATCAGCACCGTCAGCGTCTAGGTTTACATCACCTGCACTATCTAAAGTTATAGATGAACCAGTAATATTTGTAATGACTGGATTTGTTAAAGTCTTATTTGTTAATGTGTCCGTAGTATCTTTACCTACTAGAGTGTCAGTTGCATTTGGTAATGATACTGTTCTATCTGCGGTAGGGTCAACTACTGTTAATGTAGTTTCAAAACTATCTGCTGTAGAACCCTCAAAGATAACATTACCAGTTGTAGTAGTGTTACCTGTGATTGCAGGTGTTGTCAATGCAGGACTTGTTAATGTCTTGTTTGTTAAAGTATCAGTTGTTGCTTTACCAACTAATGTATCACTACCAGAACTTGGTAAAGTTAATGTGATATCAGCAGATGGGTTACCTGGTGTAAGTGTAGTTTCAAAACTATCGTCTGTACTACCTTCAAAAACAAGATTACCTGTAATTGTACCACCAAATGATACCGTATCACTTGCACTATCACCTAGTGTGATTGTAGAACCATTTGCCGTTGCATTACCTGTTACTGTTAAGTTACCTGCGATAGTAGTATTCGCACCTGACATTGTAAGGTTTGTTGTTGAACTACTACCTGATTTGATTTGTAATTCACCAGAGTTGTTTGTAAATCTACCAAACTCTGTCCCTGCGTCTTTTAAAATTATATCTGCCCCATCAGCGTCTAATGTAATGTCGCCTGCGGAATCTAATGTGATTGTACTACCATCTATTTCTGTTATAATAGGTGTAGTTAATGTTTTGTTTGTAAGTGTTTGTGTACTTGCAAGACCCACTAAAGTATCTGAGGCACTTGCAGGTAATGTTAATGTAATATCTGAACTAGGGTTACCTGGTGCAAGTGTAGTTTCAAAACTATCACCAGTTGAACCTTCAAAGACTAAATTGCCTTGAATTGTACCACCAAATGTAACTGTATCAGTTGCGGCATCCCCTAAAATAATATTACCATCACCATCAGTTGTACCAGTAACAGTTAAGTTACCTGCGACAGTAACATTCGCACCACTCATAGTTATAGCGGTTGTTGTACTTGATGATGACTTGATAACTAATTGACCACCTGAGTTTGTAAATCGTCCAAACTCTGTTCCGCCATCTTTTAAAACAATGTCCGCACCGTCAGCGTCTAGTATAATGTCTGCCGCACTATCTAATGTAATGTCGCCAGATGATGTTGAAAATCCACTACCAAACTCTATGGCATTACCTGCCGCATTTACTTTTAAGACTTGACCAGCAGTACCTAATGTTGATAACCCTGTACCACCATGGGCGTGTCCTACTGTTTCGCCTGATTGAAATTCTGCAAGTCCTGTGGCATTACCACTACTATCAAAGACCGTACGAATTGGAACTTTATCTGTCATGTTACTATTTATATCCTTTTACTTTAAAACAGGAATATTACCTCTTCCTGTGCGGTCAATGCTGAACCGTCTTGTTTAGTGAAGGCTCTAAACACATAGTTTAGGTTTCCTGATGCCGCAAACTGAAAGTTTACATTGGCAGTAGATAAATTACCTTTCTTAAAAAATGGCACAACCCTTATCGCTTTACCTGTACTTTCTTGGGCCTTTGCGATTGCAACTGTACCAACTTTAGAACCTTCTGGCAAAGTTGCACCTGCCGCAGATATGGCAATATTACCAGTATTATCTGAACTAATTGTTGCACCACCTAAATCAATCGTACTTGCACTTACGAATAATGTTCGCCATCTTAAACTAGCAGAACCAAGATCGTATGTATCATTTGCCGCAGGTATAATATGTGAGTTAACTCTTGCATTGAAAACAACTGTATCTGAGGTTGCGTCTCCTAAAGTAACATTACCAGTAGTTGCAAGTGTAGTGAATGAACCTGCTGCCCCACCACCTGTTACATCAGTTAAGAATGCTAGAGTACCACTACCATCTTGTAGTGTGATTGTTCTATCTGCTGTAGGATTTGTAACTGTTAATGTAGTTTCAAAACTATTCGAACTACTACCTTCAAAAACAATTGAACTATCAGATAAATTTAAACCTGATACTGTAGGACTTGTTAATGTTTTATTTGTTAAAGTGTCAGTAGTTGCACGACCAACAAGTGTGTCTGTAGCGTTTGGTAATGTAAGTGTTCTATCCGCAGTTGGGTCTGTAACTTGTAATACAGTTTCAAAACTATCTGCTGTACTACCTTCAAAAGTTAATGTGCCACCTACTGTTAAGTTTGTAATACTTGGACTTGCGTCTAAGGCAATAGCAATATTATTATCACTTACAGTTGTTGTAATATTACTACCACCTTCAAAGTTTAGTGTATCTGTCGCCAAAGAAACAGTATCGTTTGATCCACTATCCGCACCAACAGAAAGTGCCGTAGTAATACTGGCAGTTGAAAGAGATGTTACAAGTCCTTTTGCGTTGGCAGTTATAACTGGTATAGCAGTTGAACTACCTGTGGCACTTGTATCTGAATTTACAGTTGCAAGTGTAACCGCACCACTTGATGATACAGTAGCGTCCCCACTAAACATACCATGAGTTATAACAGTACCAGTTGCATTTGGTAAAGTGATTGTTCTATCTGCTGTTGGATCTGTTACTGCTAGAGTTGTTTCAAAAGAGTCCGCAGTAGAACCTTCAAATATAATTTCATTAATATTTGGACTTGTTAAAGTTTTATTTGTAAGTGTTTCTGTTCCTGTTAATGAAACAAAACTATCACCTTGTAGTCCTGCATTGAACTCACCAAGAGTACCAGTAAATGTTCCTAAATCATCAAGGTCTATGTGTAATGTATTGGCATTACTGTTAATCGTTTTATTTGTTAATGTATCAGTTGTTGCCTTACCAACAAGTGTATCACTAGCACTTGACGGGAGCGTTAGTGTAATATCACTTGACGGATTGCCTGGTGTTAAGGTTGTTTCAAAACTATCGTCAGTAGAACCTTCGAAGACTAGAGAGCCTGTAATGGTACCAGATAATGCGATTGTGTCTGTAGCGGCATTACCAAGTGTGATTGTACTACCTTGTGTTGATGATGTACCAACAACTGTTAAGTTACCTTCAACTTGTACATTAGCACCTGACATAGTAAGTGCCGCGGTAGATGAACTACCAGACTTGATGACTAACTCACCTGAACTATTTGTAAATCGACCAAACTCTGTTCCGTCATCTTTTAAAATTATATCTTGTTCACCTGCGTCTAATACAATGTCAGTTGCCGCGTCTAATGTAATACTACTATTACTATCAATCTCAGCAATTACAGGTGTTGTTAAAGTTTTATTTGTAAGTGTATCAGTTGTATCTTGCCCTACTAAAGTTGTAGTAGCGTTTGGTAATGATACCGTTCTATCTGCTGTTGGATCTACTGTGGTTAAAGTTGTTTCAAAACTATCCGCACTTGATCCTTCAAATACTAAAGCATTCTGTACTTCTATTGTAGAACTATCAACCGTAGTAGTAGAACCTTGTACAGTAAGATTACCTGCTACTGTAACATTACCTGCGGCAGTTACATTTGCACCAGTAAATGTTAAGGCGGTTGTTGAACCTGATTTAACAATCAGATTACCAGATGAATTTGTTAGACTACCATATTGTGTACCGTCATCTTTTAAAACTACATCACCGCCACCTGCGTCTAATGTAATATCTTGTACAGCGTCTAACTCAATACCACCTGTACCAACTATCTCAGCGATAACTGGTGATGTAAGTTGTTTGTTTGTTAATGTTTCACTACCTGTTAATGATACAAAACTTTCTGATTGTAATGCACTATTAAATTCTGCAAGTGAACCAGTAAGTGTATTATTACCTAAATCTATACTTTTATTTGTAAGTGTTTCACTACCTGTTAAAGAGGCGAAACTATCACCTTGTAGTCCTGCGTTAAACTCTGCCAGTGTACCAGTAAATGTACCTAGATCATCTAAATCAATATGTAAAGTATTTGCATTACTATTGATTGTTTTATTTGTAAGTGTTTGTGTTGACGCTAAACCAACTAAAGTATCAGAAGCACTTGATGGTAAAGTTAAAGTTATATCTGAACTTGGATTACCAGGTGTTAATGTTGTTTCAAAACTATCTGCTGTACTACCTTCAAAAGTTAAACTACCTGTAATTGTACCACCAAAAGCAATAGTGTCTGTAGCGGCGTCTCCTAATGTTAAAGTACCACCATTAAATGTTGTTGTGCCTGTTACTGTAAGATTACCACCTACATCTAAATTACCTGCGGCAGTTATATTTGCCCCACTAAATGTTAATGCTGTTGTATCACTTGAACTTGATTTAATTACTAACTCACCTGAACTGTTTGTAAACTGACCAAATTTAGTACCACCATCTTTTAATTGTATATCGCCACTGTCAGCGTCTAGTGTAACATTACCACTAGCGTCTAGTGAAATGTTAGTACCATCAATGTGATTGATTTGAGGTGTTAATAATATTTTATTTGTAAGTGTTTCTGAACCTGTAAGTGAAACAAAACTATCATCTTGTAATGCGGTATTAAATTCTGCTAATGTACCTGATAAGGTATTGCTATCTAAATCTATTGACTTGTTTGTAAATGTAATTGTACCAGAGGCGTCTTGGGTATCAATATATGCCTTAAGACTTTCACCAGAATGTATTGATATAGATGAAGCACCTGCAAGTGTATCACTATCAATAGGTGCTGTGCCAATAAAGTTACCACCGTCAGATTGTATCTGAATAAAAGTACCCGCTGAGGTTGCATTAATTGTTGTATCTGTTAGTGAGGAAAGAGTAGTAACATTGGTAACGGCACCACCTGCCGCAGGGACTTCAACTGAAACCTGTTGTGGACCAGCAGAATTAGTCGAAGTAATCTTCGCTTTTTTCTTGTTTGAATTTGATACTCTACCCTTTAATGCCATACAACCCCTAGTATAACACTATTTATATAGATTTATCTGGTAGCGTTTGGACTTACTGTAACAATTCCTTGAATTACACGGGTAACTGAACTATCTGAGGTTTTTGTTAATTCAACATCATACACATATCTACCTTCTTCTAATGCGGCAGTTTGTGTAGGTGTAAGTGAGATAGTAATTTCACCTGTTGTTCTATCGTCTGCAAAGGCAACAGTAAAAGTGGCACTAGCACTTGATGAACTATAAGACTTTCTTATTTGAGACGCACCAGTATGACCAGTTGTATCAAATAGGGAATCGTCATCATTAAATACCGTAATGGTACTTGTAAATGTTGCCCCTTGGTCTATGAGTAAATTTGCTATTGCAGCCATAAAGACTATTTATCGTCTTTTGGTTCTTCTTTCGCTGTATCTACTGTTATTTCTTTTGGTATAGTTTGTTCGTAATATTTCAACAATACATCTATCTTTTCTATTTCTAGTTGATGTTTTAGTTTAGATTGTTGTAATATCTGATATTGTTCTGCATGTAATTTACCTTTTGGCGACAATGCGTCCATATCTATTGTATCAACTTTTTTTTCTTCAGCCATTATCTTGCTCCTCTAATTTTTTTTCTCTTGCTTTAATCATCTTATCATCTACCACATCAGATGGTGATCCTTGTTTTGTTGGGTCAAACTCGACATCATCATTAGGCACGCCAAACAATTTATTTAAATCTAGTATGCCAGGACCTACATAACAATTATCTCTTATTAACCATCTTACAGATAATCTAGCAATATTTGGTTTTGTAAATGCTTGACCTCTATGCATGTCAGTACATGGAAAACAAACTACTCTACCATGTTTAAATGGCACAGTTACATTTTGTGTTTCATTTATAAAATGACCACCAATATCTTCACCATGTGTATCTTCATCTGCCAACATTAGTATATATGACCAATCATCTGGGTGCACACTATCTGTATGGTCTGTGCCTTCCATGCCCATAAATTGTATGTTAGTAGAAATCAATCGCAATACAGGTAGTTGTTTCATTCGCATAGCGATTTGATATACTGGGTCTATCAACTGATTTGCTAATTCGTAGTTTGCTTGGTCGTAATGTATAACACTTAAATTGTGTCTCTCAAATAATGTACTGCCCATTATTTTATGATTGCCTTTATGACCATAAGGCCATGTATGGCGACCTGCAATATTATTTGATTTGCAATTTGATTCGATTACTTTTTGTGATAGTTGCCTTAAATATAGGTCATCAAATATATCGTCAAAATATTTCATTATAATCCTTTCAAGTGTGTTCTATTGAACACTAATACTTATACTACTTAATAAAAGTAACTGTCTGTGAGTTCACTTGGAAAGCAGGTGATCTTGCACTTCCGTTTTGTGAAGTACCATACTGTAACTGTATTGATGGTGAGTTAGAGTTGGTAGTGTAATAACCAAAGAAAGTATTTGTAGTATTTGAAGCCGCAGAAGTTTGACCAGTATAAGTTGTTGGTAAACCTCCACCCCCTAACCCGTAAGGGCCAGTTGCACTTGATGATGTTCTACTTAATTGTGTAAGTGATATGTTAGAAGAAGTATAAGAGTAGTTGTATGAACCAATGTGGTTACCTGCTCTTAATTGACCAAATGTCCATGAAAAGTTAAACAACCCAGTACCAGTTGGTATAGGTGAAACAGAAGCAGTTGATGAACTTGATTGTCCGTGACCACCTGTATTCAATGTAACATTACTTGGTGAAACAGTTGCAACAGTTAGTCCGCCAGCAGTACCAAATTCTAATGCCGTAGCACCTGAATTAACTTTGATTGCCTGCCCAGCAGTACCTAAAGATGTAAGTCCAGTACCACCTTTTGATACAGGTAATGTGCCTAGTCTTGCCTCAGGTAAGATACCTGATCCAATATTTGCCGCGTCTGTTGTATCAGTTGTTGCACTTGCAGCCAAACCTGTTAGTTTGGAATCGTCAATAGCCGCAGATGCATTGACATCAGCGTTTACAATTGTTCCGTCAGTAATTTGACTTGACTTAATTCTAGTAACCATCTTTTACTCTCCTATAATAGTATTTATACAAAAAATACTTTCAAATTAAATTTTTAATATCTTATTACTACCCTATCGCCACTTCCCGGAGCAGCGTCTAGTGTAATAGTTGTCCCCGAATATGTAAAGTCCTCTGTAGGTTCCTGATCCACACCGTTGATTGTTACAAAGAACTGATTAACATTATAACCACTACCCACAGTAATAGTTGTAGTTGATCCATCTCCATCTAACACAGCCTTATTCGCATATGAATTAAGTTTAAATGTTTCGTTAGGTAATGTGATTGTTCTATCCGCAGTTGGATTTACTACTGTTACCGTAGTTTCAAAACTGTCAGCACTACTACCTTCGAATACGATTGAACTATCTGTTAATGATAAACCTGAAACAAGTGGTGATGTTAAAGTTTTATTTGTTAATGTATCAGTAGTTGCACGACCAACAAGTGTATCAGTTGCCGCAGGTAAAGTTACAGTAACATTACCAGCATATGCACTATGTGCCGCACTTTGTAATGCCGTGTAGTGTGCGTTAGAACTTTCACAATATAATCTTATAGCAGATTGAGAACCACTGTTCTTAATCTCTATTAAACCTGTTGTAAATATAATATCAGAATCCCCAACTAATTTAAATTCTATGGTATCGTCTGATTCGGCCTTAATAGATGTATCACCATCTTCGTCTAATACTAATTCACTACCATTTAAATCAAAAGATTTTAATTGTAACGCAACCGTTCCACTATCGTTTGGAAAAGTTATTGTTCTATCTGCTGTTGGGTCTGTTACTGCCAGAGTTGTTTCAAAACTATCGTCTGTCGCCCCTTCGAATACAATTGAACCCGTTGTTGTAATTGAACCAGAAAATGATCCACTAAATGAACCACCATTAATTGTAGGTGATGTTAAAGTTTTATTTGTTAATGTTTCAGTAGCAGTGATTAAAGATACAGTACCAGTTGCATTTGGTAAAGTAATTGTTCTATCTGCTGTAGGGTCTGTAACAGCGATTGTAGTTTCAAAACTATCTGCCGTACTACCTTCAAAAATAATTGTTGGTGATGTGATAGTTTGGTCAGTAAATAAGTTTGCCGCAGTTAAGGCTCTTAACTGTCCACTACTTGTATCAACCATAATGAACTCGTCATTACTTGCCGGGCCTGCACCTAAATTACTTTGTGCTGTAATTGTTGCCGCAGAAAATCCAGCAACCTCTGCCTCTAACTCGTTCATCGCCGCAACCAAGTTACTCGCACTAATAGACGAACTTAATTGTGAGATATCACCAAAGTCTGTCGCTGATAAAGTGTTAAAGGTAGTCCTTAACTGTTCTATCGTTGCGTCTGCTGCTACTTGTCTTGCTGCCATTTACTTACCATTCCTTTTAAAATTTCTTTTATTTCAAACATTTCTGCTTTCAAATTATTTATATCTCTCACGGCATTTCTCAAATCGTTTTGACTTGCTCTTGCCTCTTTTATTCTTTGTACATGTACAGCGTAGGCACTTCTATCAGTATTGATAATTGCACCAGATCGTGTGTCTCTTACAATTGATCTATGACCTTCTACTTTTAATATACTCATTATACTGCCAATGCAATCCCTCTCATATCTGTTATTCTTGGTGGATATGCAGGGTTCGTACCTTTCATTACAATCTTAATTTTAAAAGATGTAAATTCATTTATACCATTTTCATTAAACTCATAATCAAAGAAATCTGATTTGAAATTATCTGAATAAGGTGATTGACTTCTACCTTCAGCAGATATTGCCACATTTGCTTGTGTCATTTGTACATAAGGTATATCTTTCATTTCTCTATCATCATCAATACCTTTTACTTTTCTAAACACTTCGATTGAAGATGTTGGGAAAACACTTGCCGCAATTCTTAAATCTAATGCCGTAGATGGATTGTCTAAACTTATTTCTCTAGTTACATATTTTGCACCTGCACTACCACCAGTTGGATCTGTTTCTGCAACGAATCCAGTTGTGTTACCAGATGTTGGACTATCTAGTCTGTTATGTATTGCATATAAACTTGTTCTACTTAAATCTATAACAGGACTTACATTTGCATTTGTTGATGACAATGTAATATTATAGAATAATGATTTAACGCTTGACAAGTGAGTTGTTTCGTTTATAGTTGACAATACTGCCTTTGCACTTGTAAAGTAGAAGTTATCATTTGGTACGATACTTGTAAATGAACTGTCCGTAGTATATGCTGTTTCACTACCATGTACTGATTGAGTAGATGTAGTTTTGATACTATGAACTGAGGTAGTATCTGGGAAGTTTAACATACCAATTTTAGGCATTACACTTTCAAAGGCACGATCTTGCGTTGCCACTACTGCGGTACCACCTACACTACCAGTTGATGTTGCAGGATCACCACTTAATGTAATAGTGTATGAATCCTCAGTAACATTACCAATATCATGTGTGCCATTAATTACACTACCTTGAATACCGTTAAAGTCAGTTGTTGCACCAAGACCAGAGATTGTAACTTTACTTGGACTACTATCATTCATACCATGATGTTTATGATTAATCTTAATGATGTTAGGGTTACCACCAAACGCACTACCACTACCAGCAGTAGAGTTTGTTTCGATTGGATTGTTCTCTAATGTCTTACTTGCAAGAGCGTCATTTGTCATTTCGAAAGTACCAGTAGTACCAGTTGTAAAGTCTGCTTTATGTAAAGTCATTTTCAAATCTTCCATTTGATCATCTGTCCATAGTGTTGCATTTTGTGATCTGAATAGTGAACCAAATAAAGGTTGTGTAGTAACTCGTCTAGTGCCACCAACATCAGTATCACCTAATCTACTTACCCATGCTTTATATTTTTGACTATCTGGTTTTAGAACAATCGCATATTCTTTACCACCTTGTAGATATACAGGTGATGGGAATGTTACAGTAGTTGCTGTTGCAGCCGTTGATGATGTATTTACATCTGCTGCCGCAACTGTAACCTCAGAGAATGGTAAAATTCTTTGACCAGGTCTACTTTCAATTGTTTCAACTAGATATACTTTGATTGGTATTGTACTATCTTTTTCTTCGAAGAATAAATCTACTTTGGTTAAGAATATACCCTCTATGTTTTCTACTTTGAACGATTGTGCTAATGGGTCTGGATTATTTGGTGGTCCTTGTTCAATATTAATACCAGCATTTATTCTATCTACTGTTCTTCTTACTTCGTTTTCTGTTACAGTGGTAGAACGAATAATTGGCACTCTAGTGGATTCAATTGTTTCTTGTTTTGTCATTTGTAAACCACGAGCAGTAAATTTACCATCAGCAAAAGTATCAACATCATCATCTATCTTACTGTTAGTAGATGAACTTGTCAATCTGAATATTCTATCACCTGTTCTAAATCTGTTAGCGTCAGTA